TCGAACCGAGGCATCACCTGCACGTGGTGCAAGCCGCATAAGGATGCCGAGGATCACAAGAAGGCTGCCAAGTCGCGTCACGTCGCGACGGCGCACGTCGTGCCAACAAAAAGGCGGGACAAGCGGCGCGGCTTCAAGGGCTGGCGGAAGTTCAACGGGGAGGTCGTGTGGAAATGAACGATCACGCGCTCCCTCGCCTCATGACGCTGGCCAAGGCCGCAGCCGCGCTTGGACTGCCCGGCAAGTCTGCGCTCGCAACCGAGGTTCGCCGCGGACGGTTGACTCCCATCGTCATTGCAGGGAAGCGTTACGTGACCGAGGATGCGTTGAGAGAGTTCGTCGCGCGATGCCACCACGAGCAAAGGGACCTCGCCTCTACCTGCGAAACAGACGGGGGCGACCGCTTACATGGGTCATCCTCGATTCAGGAAGTGAGGTCAGCACAGGCTGCGGCGAGGCAGACCGTCGAGGAGCTGAGGCAGCGCTCGCGCGATACATTACCGGCAAGCACACGCCGCCGACGGCATCCAGTCGGCCAAGCGACATCTTGATCGCAGATGTCGTCTCGCTCTACCTCAAGGAGCGAGGCCCTCACGTCCGGCGGCCTGACTTCCTCGCCCACACCGCATCGCCGATCATCGACTGGTGGGGCGACAAGCGGTTGGCCGACATCCGAGGGGTAACTTGCCGGCAGTACGTGACGTGGCGCACGGCGCAAGGTGTGAGCGATCAAACCGCCCGTCACGACCTCAAGACGTTGAGGGCCGCCATCAACCACTATCACCGAGAGTATGGCCCCCTTGATGCAGTCCCCGCCGTGACCTTGCCGGCGCGGGCTGATCCTCGATCCCGCTACCTGACCCGGTCGGAGGCTGCTCAGCTCCTGTGGGCGGCACGGCGCACGGAGCACCTGCGACGGTTCATCTTGCTCGGGCTCTACACCGGGACGCGCAAAGGCGCTTTGCTGGGGCTCAAGTGGACCACCGGCCTTCGCTCGGGTTGGATCGATGTCGACCACGGTATCCTGTATCGCAAGGGCGCCGGCGAGCGCTCAACGGCCAAGGCGCAGCCCCCCTGCCAGATCCCCAGCCGGCTGCTGGCTCACGCGCGGCGATGGCGCGATCGCGACCTTGGCCAGCAGATCGGCTCCGTGGTGCACGTCAAGGGCACGCCCGTGGCCTCGATCAAGAGGTCTTGGGTCACAGCCAGGCGAGCTGCTGGCCTCTCGGCTGACGTGGTGCCCCACACGTTGCGGCACACCTGCGTGACGTGGATGCTGCGTGCGGGCGTGCCGGCCTGGACGGTGGCGGGGTTTGTGGGCATGACGGTCGAGATGATTGACCGGGTTTATGGACATCACGCCCAAGGATCGCCCAAGGAACGCGTGAACGCAGATGGCACAAAAGCGGGTCGGAGGGGCTGAGAATGGCTGAGTTTTCCGAGAATACCTTGCTTCGGGAGCAAGGGGTCGGAGGTTCGAATCCTCTCGCTCCGACCAAGACTTAGCTTAGGTGTCTGGGGCGATGGCCCAGGGATGCGCCCAAGGATCAGCCCTCGATGAAGTCCATCAGTGCGAGGAACACCGCGACGCCGGCGACCCACGGCCACGCTGCCGTTGCCAGGAACAGCATGACGTAGATCAGACTGCGGGTCTGCCGGGCGGTCACGCTGGCCTCCATGGTTGTCATTCAACGACGCGCAAACTGGGGCGCGATCTCTGTGCGCGGGATCTCTCCTGGTCGTCTTCGGCGATTGCCCGATACCACACGCGCTCTCCGGCCTCTCGGAACACGCGGACCGGAACAACGATCTCGTCGTCAGACCATCCAGCATTGGCGAGAGCCGATTTCGCCTCCGCTCGCGTTGTGAACACACTGCACGCGAACACGCCCTCACATTCATTCCAAATGGCCCACGCCTCGGACCCGATCCCCTTCACGATCTGGCACGCGGGGCACGTGACGCCGTAGCGCTCGCGCTCGCTGGCGGCCTTGGGAACAAACCCGCGCCGATCCGAACCGTCAAATTGGTGGCCGCAGTCCGTGCACGTCCAAAACCGTCGCTGCATTGCGGCTCCTATGATTTGCGCCGCAGCGCGGCTTCCATCTCATCCTGAAACGCTCTCCCGAGCGGCGTCGTTTCCCACGCGATCACGGCGTCGATCCGATGCAGCAGAGACTCTAACTCCGTGATGCGATCAGCCGCCCATGCTTCGGCTAGGGTCGCCTCGCGAACGCCGCCTGTGTTGCCGTAAACCAACACGACGCCGCTAGGATGACGCTCAATTCTCCACGGCGTCTCCATTTATCCTGGTCTCCTCTTATCCCATTCGCTTTATGCAAAGGTCCGCCGTCTCGGGCTCTGACCATCTCTCGTGCGGGTAGGTCGGCGGCAGCACGTGCTCAAGTGATGCACCGGCCTCCAGAAGGAAGCGACGATGGATGCGCAGCGTGTCGCCGGGCAGCAGCCTGTCCATGAGTAGCACAAGCTCGTGGATCAGATCGTCGCCACGCAGATCGCGGAGGTAGGGTGCCGGCATGTCGTTGACGGTCGCCACGTCCTGCATCACTATCGCTCCTCGGTTGTCAGGTTGATTTCGCCAATTGCGCAATCCCGATCAGCACATCGCGGAACGCTGGCGGTGTCGCGTTCCTGATCTTGGTCTTGTTCTTGCCGCCGACCATTGCGGTCATGCCGATGCGCCTGGCCTTGGCATAGCCGTAGCGGGCAAGAGCAGTCGGGTGCAGACGCTGCTTGCCCTTGGACCAGTTCAGCTCGGGCAGCCGATCGCGTTCGATGCCTTGGGCAAGAAGCCATGTCATCTTACGGCTCATGTGGCCGTAGTGACCCTGCTCGACGTAACAGGTGTGCCACTCGCCATCCAACAGAACGTCGTCAACAACAGGCGGACGAGTCCACATCCACCCGGCATGGCGGCGTGGCGGGTCCATCTTGAAGTTCGTCCAGGCGTGGCTGTCGCACGGGTGTTCGATCACGCCACCCCAACGATGCAGCGCCATAAGCGCAGACTTAAAGCACCCCTTGTCGTCACCCAGCTTGTACTGGTGCGGCTTGCGCGTGGAGCCGTGCCAGAACCGACCCCAACGCTGGCACGGCGGGTGTGCGACTACCGGATACGGTCCGGCGTAGCAGCGCGCGTCACGCAGCTCGCACCACGCATCGATATCCGGTCGGCCGGCATAAACGCCATCTGGATCAACGTAGAGCGCCGCGATCATGTCACCTACGGCTCCTAGATTTTACGCGGCTTCCGCCGCAGTGAATTGTACACCGTACCCCGCGACACACCGAACTGCTTTGCCAGATCGCTTGGCCGTATCCCCTGCTTTCGCAAGGCGCGCATCTCCTTCACCTGCGGCGGCGTCAGCACGAAGTCGCGGCCGAACTTGGCGCCATTCGCCTTCCGGTGCTGCATGCCGCGCTTGGTGCGCTCCGCAATCAACGCCCGCTCGAACTCAGCCACCGCGCCCAGCACGTGCAGCAGCAAGCGGCCAATGGCCAAGCCAGTGTCTATTGGCTGCGTCAGCGTTTTGAAGCGCACGCCGCGCCGGTCCAATTCTTCCAGACGCTTTAACAGATCGGAGATCGAGCGGCCGAAGCGGTCCAGGGACACGACCACGACCGTATCGCCTTCCCGCACGTCCTTCATGAGCAGCGCCAGCCCAGGCCGTCGCCGCGACACACCAGAAGCGTGATCCGTGTGGATATGATCCGGGTCTACGCCTGCGCGCTTGAGGGCTTCGATCTGCGCCTCTAGCTTCTGGTCTTGCGTCGAGACGCGGGCGTACCCAACTAGCAACCCGCCTTCCGCCTCGGTCTTTGTCATAAGCAGTCATCGCGCTTTCCGCCAACGTGTCTGTGCAAAAATGTACGACACCCCTATTGCACAGTCAAGCGGCATGCGCTATCTATTCACCATCAGACACGGGAGAGAGACATGGCTTGGCGCAAGATCACGGCAGAGCAATACCTGACAGGCGGTGATGCTGGCGGCGACTATGACGAGGCTTTCATTCGACACCCGGAGACGGGCGTTCGCCGTGAGTGCTGGGATGTTGGTGGCGATGCTGCTGGGGAGATCGCAATCTACACGGCGCTGGCGGAGCCGATTATGGTGCCGCGCGACTATCCAATCGAAGTTCGCTAAGAAAGGCCCGAGACATGACCACCATCACCGACACCCACGCCGCCTCAGGCGTCACGCCCGGCAGCAACAACAACGCCAACATCACCGGCAACGCTCAAGGCCGCATCACAGCAACCAGATACGTATCAACACCGACAGAGGTCGCCGTGGCTCATGCGTTGAGCGCACTGCAGTCTGCGGTCGGAAACATCGAAGCCACCATTAAGTCGTGCGGGGAGTTGAGCGGCAAGGATAGCCGCCAGAGCGAATCGAACCGGGAATACTTTGCCGACCAAGCTAGGGTGTTTCAGAAAGCGCTCGGCGTCATCGAGCAGATGCGTCAGACAATTAGCAACACTGGTAAGTAAGGCCGGCTTGATCACGCATGATGCGGCCAGAGCTTCACGATCCAGAACGCCAGCACCGCAAGAGACACAGCCCCAGCAATCGCCGCGTCCCTCTTGAGCAGCCTCAGCCGATCCGAACCGGCAGCAGAGCCAACAGGTTCGCTGCGATGTCGGGTGCCAGCTTCCAGCACAGCACCGCCATCGCCCACACGACGGCGCGGAGGGATTTCTCCAGTAGCTCGATCCTGCTTGCGAATGCCATCGCTTGGTCGATCAGATCTCGTGCGTGGCCCGCCTCCAACTCGAGGGATCTGATGCGGGTGGCGTGGTCTGAAGAGGTTTCCTGGATCTGGTCCAGCTCCCGGCGCAGAGAGGTCACCTCTCTGTCGATCACGCGACCCCACCCATTCACGGAGTGCGGGGGTTGCTCTCGGTGGTAGCTCATGGGCCATTGGCTCACGTCCTGGCTGTGATCGACGCAAACTTGGGCGGGCACCACTGCTCGCGGGCCGCGTTGTTGCCGACGATCTGCTCGGTGGTGGGCGGCGTCAGAACGTCTTTGCGAGATGGCCGGATCGTCTGCCACGTACGGCACACCTGCTCGGCGGTGCCAACGGGCGCCGGCTCAGTCGCGGAAATACTGCTGCAGCCGCTTGTCAGGCTGAGCAGTAGCAGCGCGGCGAGCCTCTTGAGCCTTCGCATCGATCTTGTTTCCCTGTCGTTCGACGCGAGCACGCTCCTTCTGGACGCCTTTGTGGACGCGAGACGCGTCCCAGGCGAAGAATGCCACCAGTCCTCCAGCCACGATCCCGATGTGCAGCCCATAGCGGGCGAGGATAACGGTGATCATGGCTGGCTTCCCTGCTGCTGGCTCTGCATGAGCAGGAGAGCGAGATCGCGGTAGCGGTCGGTCGACATCCACGTTCCCGTCATGGATCGACGACGTTCGTCATCGGGGCTGGTCACGGCAACCGGAAGTGCTGCTGCGGTTGGGGGGTTGGCGAAGATCGGCATGCCGCGACGGGCCTGCTCCCTCATCTGTGGCGTCAAGTCGAACACCGTGAAGCCGCTGCCCTTCGGGCCGGAGGGTGTGTCGAGTTGATCGACCATGGCTCGGCGAAGGCCGGCCTTGTCGAGCCCGCCGAGGATCTTGGCGAGGTTCTTCGGTACGATGTCGTTGTAAAACGCGTTCATGCCGTGATCATCGCCGGGATTGTAGGACAGCACGGTGCGGCCGGATGGTATCGCGATCTTCTCTGCGTTGGCCTCGATGGCCAGCTGGATGGCACGGCGGAGAACCGTGTTGGTCCACTGGTCGGTGGTGTTGACGAGGGGATGGCCGACGGCGCTGTTGCGAGCCGTGTTCAATTCCGCCTCAAGCCGATCTACTGCGGCTTCTTGTGACTCCATCCTGCGATACCGTTCGGCGTTCTTTGCCGTATTCTCAGCCGATAGCTTTGCTACTTCGTGACGTTGTTGGTCCGACAGTTCGGCCCATGTTGCACGGTCGCCAAACAAACGCTTGGTCAGCCGTTCGGCGCCGTTGCTTGTCAGAGTTGGAAGCAGTTCCACCTCCCTCTCCCTTGCAAGAGCCTTGGCCGCCTCATCAAACCTAAGTTGCAGTTCCGCGATCTTCGCCTCGTCCCTGACGCCCGCCGGTTTGTCACCTTCTTGCTTAGCGGCGCTGACCTGCTTGCGTTCGTCCGCCGTCAGTTCCTTGAACCGCTTGCCGAACAGACGTTGCGCCAGAGCATTCCGCGTGTCGGTCTCAATCTTCTGCCCCCAATCAGACTGAATCTGGTCAATCGTGTAGACGGGCTTGCCCTCGTGCTTGTTAACGCTCGTCATCAGGTGGCCGACGATGTTAGGCTCGGGGAAGTGGCCTTTTCTAAAATTTGGGTCGCCGGCAGACCCTCGATCAGTAAATTGCACATCATCGCCCCATGATGTGCCAGCCATGCCACTTGGTTTTATTGGCCGTTCTGGCAAATGCAGCACCGTCTCTCGATAGGTCGGGTTCGACGGGTCGAGGGAGTACCCTTTATATTTCGCAATGTCGGCAACGCCAGTAACCTCTGGCACCTCCCTGACCTGACCGCTGCGAATTGCCGCGCTCAACTCCCTGAGGCCGCGCGGGATCGGCCTGAAGTTGAAGTTGTAGTCGTCGACCTCCTTTGATATGAACGAACGCAGATCATCAAGTGTTGTGCCAATGCCGTAACTTTGGAACAACTCGAATTCTTTGCGTGCCTCGGCGCTCAGTCCGCTGGCGGAAAGATTCGTGCGGTCTCCGCCGTATTTCACCTCATTCAGCCCCACCCTGTTCTCCGTGAGATGCCGGACGACATCATCACGCGAGACGGACGGCTTGCCCATCAGCGCCTCTGCCAGCCCCGTCGCCTCGATCTCGCCCGGCTTGACGCCCTTGTTGCGGAGCGTCGCGAGGATCTGATCGTGTGACGCCTGTGACGGAAGATTCTGCGCTTCCTCAAGGGCCTTTGAATAGTAGCCGAGCGGGTCAAGACTTCTGGACGGCGCCGGTGGTTGGCTTCGCATCGCTCCAGACCGCAGCGCGCCAGCTGGGGCCTTCACGAACGGGCTCGACAGCAGTGCGGCACCCGCCCCCTGCTCTGCTGCATGGTGTAGTTCGTCCATCGTCGTCGGTCGGCCTGACGTGATGTCGCCGAGAACGTCCCACATGCGGCCGCCAGCAATGACGGGCGCGCCGTAGCCGACAGAATTGTTGTATCCCGACATGACCAGAGGCAGGACCGACGCGCGATGCTCGGTCTCGTAGAATGGACGCGTGTCCTTCTCCGATCGCAGGAACTCGGCTTGCGTAGGATCGGGCGCAACGGCCGACGTGAACGCGTTCGACACCGCAGAGCGTCGCGACAGGGAGCCGCCACCGTCGTTGAGAAGCAGCAGCGCCAGACGATTGCGGTCCGCTTCGTTCACGGCGCGCCCCCTTCGGATTTCACCCGAGCGCGCCGCGAGATCACCACGAACCCGCAGAACACCAGCGTGCCGAGCCCGATCGCCTTGGCGTTGGCTCCGGCCTGAGACAGCAGCACTTTGATTGGCTCAAGCGACGTCATGGCTGCAATCGTGTCGATAGCCCAGGACATCGTCTGCTCTGCGTAGACGGCAGCGCCAGAGGCCATGGCGCCAAGTGAGCCCCACACGGTGCCGGATTTCGCAAGAGGCTTCTCCGCTTCTCTGTGTGCCGGCGCGGGGCCATCTGCGGGGTAGTCCTTCCAGGGCAGCTGGAAGTGCGGGGTGTCGTGGAATGATTTCCAGTCCCCGCCCCACTCGATCGGGATACCGAGGTCAGCCGCCGCCGCCTTCATCTTGCGAGCAACGGCCTGCATGTCGTCTTCATCGTAGGAGACGCCGCCATCTTTGGTGACGGCCACGACGTCGACAGCGTGGCCGGTGAGATGCCTCGACTTCATCGTCTTGGACTTGCCGGCGGCGACGAGCGCCTTCTGCTCCTCGACTGTGCGCAGCCCGCACGTCACATGGAACGTGGCGCCCATCTCGTCGGCGCGACGCACCACCCTGACGAGATCGGAATGCACACCGGCGAGCTTGACTTCGGAGCGAGGGGCAAGGGTCATCCGGCCCTCCGCTTGGCTTCCTTCTCCACGAAACCCGCAAACGACGACCACCTCTGCTCGTTCGCTATGCGGTCGCGCATCTGGTCGGCCTTGAGGTCCAGCACCGTTTTCTGCAGCGTTGTGATGAGGTCCAGCAGCTCCGGCGGAATGCCCTGCTCGGTGCGGGTTTCGACCCGCTCGACCCGCTCGCCTTTCTGGAATCGCCAGTTTCTCACGGCCATACGATGGACCCCAGCACGGCCATGATTTCCGGCGCGGTCTGTGCCGCAATGATTGCCGCCTTGGCCGCAATCACCTTGCCCTTGATCTGGCCGGCCTTGCTCGCATAGGCCTCATAACGGGCGCTCACAAGCTGCGCGGCGGCATAGAGCGTTGGCGCTTCGACCGGCACGGATGCCGCGAGCACCGGGAACTCGGCCACGCCATTGTTGGCCAGGGCATTCGCAGACGCCTCGCCCATTTGCAGGACGGCCACAGCCTGGTCCTTGGCTTCAAGGTACTCCATGGCCTTGGTCGCGCCGCCGGTGATGTAGCGCAGGCGTTGGCGCTCGGCCTCGGCGTCCACGAGGGCCTTCTGCTCGGCCTTGAGCTGATCAAGCGGCGGATACGACCTCATTACCCGCACCCGGTCAGCCTCGACCACGCTGGTCACGTTCGGGCCCTCGCCCTCATAGACCACCGGGCGCCAGATGTGGCGTTTGTGCTCGGGGATGTCGGTGAACTCGATCGGCCGGATTTCTGCGATCGAGCCATCTCGGATGAGTGCTGCTGGCATGTGTTCCCCTCAGATTAGATAGCGAACGATCACAATGCCGGAGCCGCCATTAGCTCCATTCGTAGACGGATTTGCGCCACCACCCCCGCCGCCGCCGGTATTAGCTGTGCCAGCAACCGGCGCAGTTGATCCGCCGCCACCAGCGCCGCCGCCACCAGCGCCGCCGCTGCTGGTGTTTGTTCCCGAACCACCACCGCCACCGCCGGCATACGTTACGCTTGATCCGCTGATGCTGGATGCCGTGCCGGCTCCACCGGCTCCGCCGGTGCCGTTACTAGGTGGAGCATTGCCGCTTGCGCCAGCCCCACCGCCGCCACCGCCCGCGATATCAGCCGGCACGGCCCCAACGCCTGTCCTGCCAGTGGCTCCCGCATTCCCTTCGCTACCGGTTCCCGCGCCGCCACTGCCGGGAGAACCGCCGCTATATGATGACCCACCACCGCCGCCGCTACCGCCTGTCACGCCGTTGGTTGACAACCCGCCACCACCACCGCCGCCGGTGGCCGTAACTGACGAAAACACAGAGTTTCCGCCCGCCGTTCCGTTGCCGCTCGTGGCACCCGTACCGCCAGCGCCAATCGTTACAGTATGGTTGCCAGCCGCAATTGACAAAGAACCAGTTTTGAAACCGCCTGCACCACCACCGCCGGCTCCGTTAGCTCCACCACCGCCGCCGCCCGCGACCACAAGATACTCAACATTGCCAGCACCGCTCGCGGTAAACGTACCGCTTGATGTGAATGTGTGAATACGATAGCCGCCGACAATGGTGATGGTGCCGCCGGTACTTGTCACCAGCGGCGACCCCCCCGCCATCATCGCGTGCATGCTCATGGGGATCATGATCAGGCGTCCGTAATGGCGTCAGTGGTGATGTAGAGCGTCACGCCATGCAGGCGGGCATCGATAGCCATGGTGTCAGACGCATCTGCAGGCACCCGCTTGACTTGGAACATCACCCAATCCTCTGGAGCAGGGCTGCCGGCAATGGTGATGGCCGAGGTTTCCGACGTGACATAGACATCATTCGTGGTGCCGCCCGTGTCAGCCACTTGCTGCGCTGTGCCGAACGCTACGTCTCCCGCATCGTCGTCAGATGTTGCCACCCCCTCAAGAGCAAAGACCACGCCGAAATTCGTGCTTGTGCTCGCGTGCGACCAAACGAACTTGGCCGTCACCGTGGACTCGTTCCACGACTTCGGCATTTGCACACCGAACTGCGCGAACTCCTGCGTGGTTGTGTCAAAGTTGAGCGACCGGAACATATTCTTGTTCGTGGTCATCTCGGTTGATGCCGCTTCCGCGCCGTTCGTCGTGCGGCTCACCATTGCCGCCGCCGGTATCCAGATCGCATGCTTGCCGGCGCCAAGGTCGGTCGCAGCGGCAGCACTGAATGCCGACGTGCCGTTGCCCTTGATCACACCCGTCAACGTGGTGGCGCCGCTGCCACCGTTGGCAACCGGCAACGCACCCGTGACCTTAGTGGTTAGGTCGATCGAGCCGGCCAGCATCGCATTCGTGACCTTGCTGGCCCCGATCGCGGTAACGCCCGCATTCGTCATTGTCACGTCGCCAGACATCGCCGCAAGGGCCGGCGTGTTGCTGGTGCGGCCGATGAGGATCTGCCCATCAGTCGCAGCACCCGTGGACGTAGCCGCTGCCGAGCCCGTGGCATAGACCATGCCGTTCGCTGTCATGCCGGACAACGAGCCGGAGCCAGCATCGCCCGTGCGATCAAACTGCACTGACAGCACGTCGGATGCCGAGAACGATCCGCTGGACGACACATGCGTGAGCGCGAGCTGCACCCAGGTCGTGTTATCAATCAGCGCGCCGGTGATGTCGAAGATCACAAAATTCTGCGGCGCAGATGCCTTCTTAATGATCAGATAGCCGCGATGCGCCGTTGTGGTGCTGTCGTCCAGAGCCTGCAGGAAGGCCAGCACAGACGGGTTGCCAGTTTCGCCGCTGCTCGCCGAAACCGCCGCCGCCGTTACGCTAGAGAACGTCGCATTGTTGAAGCGAATGTTGCCGGCACTCGGGTCGGCCATTGTGGTGGACGATGCGAACAGCCACCGAATACCGGGGTCCGTGCCATTGGCGCCATTCGCACCAGCCGAGCCCGTGGCGCCCGTGGCACCCGTTGAGCCCGGCGTGCCGTAAGACACAGCAATCGGATCGTTGGCCGAAAACGTGCCAGCGTGCGTGATGTAGGTCACGGCCAGCCGCGTCCAGCCGGCCTCATCAACCAGCGCACCAGAGATGCGGAAAATCGCGATCGTTCCGGGCGCCGTGCGCTTCTGAATGAACAGCCGGCCGCGATCGGTCGTGCCGACATCATCCCAGGTTACAATGAACGCCGAAACGTCGGCGCCCGCGGCCGTCAGATCGTCAATCGCAATCTCGGTGACGCTGGACAGGGCGGCATTGTTGAACCGCACCACGCCGTTTCCGGGATCGCTGGTCGTGGTCGTGCTGGTCGAGAACTGAAACGTCAAGCCCGATGCGGCGCCCTGCAACAGGTTGTAGACGTTGCCAGATGAGTCCTTCCAGTAAAGCGTCGTCAGCCCGCTGTCGTCACCGCCGTAGAGACGGCCAACATTGGTTGCGGGCGTGCCAGGGCTTGAGATTTCGTCGAAATCGATGTGGGCGGTGATCTTGCCTTTGCCGGTGCGATCCAGGCTGTCGGTTAGGGCTGCCTCGATGTCATCCACGAAAGCGTTAAAGTCGCCCTCGTCAATGGTCGTGCCTTCGACGGCAGGATTGACGCTGTTGGCTGGCGCGGTGTAGGTGCCGGCGGCATTGCGGCTCATTGCGTAGCCTCAGAGCTTGATGATGAAGGTGCCGAGCCAAGCCGGCGGCATGTTGGAGTGTGCAGCGCCCGATCCTGCGGCATCCGTCGTGAAGGCGTGGCTGTGCGTGCCGCCGGTGATGTTGGTCGAGCCGCTGACGCGCAGCGTCGTGAATGTGGAGCCCGACCCGTTGTTGGCGACAAAATTTTCTGCGGTGAGCGTGTGCGTGTGCGACCCGTCGGCGTTGGTGGTGCCGGTGTGGGTGTGGCTTGGCAGTTGCGACGCCGTGAGGGTGTGTGTTTCCGTGCCGCCACTCGCGCCATTGGTAGTTGACGACGTGATGATCGACCCAAGGCGCCCTGCCGCAGTTGAGCCCATATCGTCCAAGCCGAAGAACCCGCGCCCGCGCATGTCCGGCAACGAGATCGTCTTGTTTGCCGCGTAATCCGCTGCAGCGTTTGCGCCTCGACCGCCGGACACCGCGCATTCGGTGTTGGCAAAGTTGGTCCAAAGAAACGTGAAAAGCGCCAACGTATCGGCGTTCGCGCGCTCAGTTGCGCTCGACGCTGCATTGCCGATTGTGCGACCGTTAGCGCGGACCCACCCAGATGGGGCTGTGGCTGCGCCATAGGGCAGCATCACGCCAACCGGAATGGCCACGATGGCCAGGCCGGATTGATCTGCGATGCCGCTGGGGCTGATCGTGGCAACCTCGGTCCCGCCGGCAACGACGCCGATCGTATCGCCAGCCTTTCGATAGAGGCCGGTGTCGGTGTCTGAGCCGAAGGACAGACCAGGCGCCAACACCGATCCAGACGCAGCCTTGAGCTGTCCTGTCATGCCAGCTTGACCGTCCCGCGGCAGGGAGCCGGTGATTTCCGATCCAATGTCGCTCAGATTGGAGTTGACGGCCGATGAGGAAATTTGCGTCCCGGCTGTGAAGGTGTTGGGGACCGAGTATGTCCCTGATCCGTTGCGAGGCATGCGTGGGTGTTCCCGTGGGTGACACAGGTTGGCGGGGGACGCGGAACTGAGATGGATTACTGAGCGCGATTGCGTTCGATGGCGGAACCGACAGCGCCGCCGTAGCCGCCAAGTGACGGCACGACCTCCTGAATGCGAGGATCGGTCGCGCGCTGCGCCTTACCTTTGTACCAGCCCGACGCAACAGGACGCATGACGGCACCAGCGGTTGCGCTTACGGCAGGTGATGCCGCCAGCGCTTTCCAGACGGTCGCGACAAGGTCTTTGATCATTGACCCGCCAGCAAACGCGGACCCACTCGAGTTGGTGCGGAAGTTGGACGGCCTGTAGCCTGCCGCCTCAACGGCCTTCTGCACCTGCATGATCATGGCTTGCTCACGCGGGTTGAGCAGGATGTTCCACGCCTCGCCATGCTGGTTCTTTGCTGTCGCAATGTTCTTGGCCAGCATCTGCGGGCTGAGCAGGTTCCCGGCGCTGTCCGTCGTGATGCGGCGCCAGTAGGCAAGCCGGATGTCATCCCAGGTTTGCTTGCCGGTTTCGGGCGCGTATTTCTGCAGCGCGGTCTTGAGGTTGGACAGCATGCCGGTGGTGCCCGCTGGCATCATGCCCTTGGCGCCGACGCGGCCAAACAGAGTGGCAACAACGGCTTCAGGCGAGTCCGCACGCTCGAGCACGTCTCGGATGCGCTGCGCTGCAGGCGTCAGGCGCCCACCATCACGCGGCTCGAACAAGCCCTTGACCTCCGCGGAAATGCTCCGGCCGCTGCGGATGGCTGCCACAGCTTCGGCAGGGAAGTGACCTGCATCTGCGGCCTTGCCCATCCACGTGTTGTAGGAGCGGTACACGGCATCAGCGGCTGCCTTGTCCGTTGCCGTTGCTGCGTCGTCTTTCATGCGGCCGAGCACGCGTCGCACCTGGTCGACGCTCTGGTTCGTCATGTCGGGAAGGAAATCGTCCGCTCCCGTCGGCGCTTTGCCGGCGCGATAGTCGCGCAGGAAATCCACCATCTTTGAGGCTGTCGGCGTGTTCTGGTTGACGGGGATGTTGGTCTTGGCGATGCCGTCCCGGATCTCCCCCGGCAACATGGCCAACGCTTCCTCGGGCGCCGCAAACCCTTTGTTTGCCCCTTCCCACGCCTGCTTTTCTGCTTGCCTGCCGCCCTCGCGCGCTGTTTGCACTCCAGCGCGGATATCGCTCCCCAGCGCCGTCATGGGTGGTGTATCCAGTCGCCGCGGAGCGAGCGTTGACGAGACACCGCCCAACGTCATGGGGTTGCGGTCTGCTGCAAACGCGATGTCTTGCGTCTGCAGGCGGTCAAAATCATCCATGACCGATTTTGCCTGCGGCCCTTTAAGGCCGGCTCGCATTTGATCTTCCAGCACCATCTGCTGATAGTCGCGCTCGCGCTGTCCTTTGGTCAGCCGCACTGGCACGGGCGCCGATCGCGCGTCGGCCTCGACTGCGGCCAGCGACGCGCTGCGCGTCTTGGCGTAGGCGTCGGCAAACACCTTGGCAAACTCGTCGTTGACTTCGGCCGGGTTGACGCCTGCGCTCGCGGCCGCCTTCTCGCCGGCGGGCGTGAGCTTGCCATTCTGCACGTACTGGCCAGGGTTCATGCCCAGCAGACGGCGCGCGAGGGCAGCAGCGCCCATGCCGGCTGCGGCGCCAAGGCCGGCGCCAGCAACACCATCGCCCTCGTTTGACAGCGCCGCACCCGCTGCGCCGCCGAGCAGGGGCGCTACAGCTTTGCTTGGCAACCCCTCGAACAGCGCGCCACCAGCGCCGGCAATGACCGCTTTCTTAGGGTCGATCCCCTGCTCGCTGCCGAGCGCCATCGACCCGATATCCTGCACCACGGACGTGCTGGCCGCGCCGCCGCCCTGCGCGGCCACGCGCCCCAACATCGGCGCCCCCTGCATAGCCCGACCAAGCACTTTACCCACACCCATGTAGGCAAGGCCGCCACCGATGGCGCGCTGCACATCGCCCATGTCGAGGCCGGGCATGTTCACGTAGCCGCGTCGCTTGGTCCCGCTGGCATCGATGTAATCGATGATCTCGTAGCCGTTGGCGTCCTTGGTGCGGCCCAGGAACCGATCTCCCAACGACTTCTGGATGATATCCGCATATGCGGTGTCGTCCGCATTGGCGAGCGTCGCACCAGCTGTCGACATGATCACGCCGGGGCCAGCGCGGTCGATGTCGAATGCCGGCACATCGGCATAATTGGGATCGCGCTTGCCCTTGATCATCTCCCAAGCGTTGGAGAAGATATTGCCGCCTGACGGCTTCTTTTGCTGAACCGCTTGCATCGCCGGAACGCCACCCAGAAGCCGGTCGGCGTAGCCGCCAACGGGCTGCATTTCGCCATCCTGCCCTTGGCTGCCTGACAGCAGCCGTTCCGCGTAGCCGCTCATCAGATGCCGAACTCCTGTCGGAGCTGCTGATCAACGCGGTTCTGAATGTCCTTTGGGTTTGCCTGCGGGAACTGTTGGCGCAACTGTTGCTCCAGCATCTGCCCCCGCTGCTCGATGACACGCGGTACCGCATCCAGCGGCATGGCCGCACCCATCGCCTCCTTGTCGCCGCGGAAGCCGTTGGCTGCCATGAAGTGTGCGCGAGCAATGGCAAGGCTGACGTCCCGTCGCGCCTGCGCCAGCTTGGACTGGAACACCGACGGAGAGTCGCCATCCAAGATGCCGTTGGCAAAGCCCGTGCCGGGATTTGGGAGCTGCGCCTTGATGCGCTCGAACTCCTGCGCCGACACGGCCGTGCCGCTCAATTCCTTGAGCATCTGGTTAAAGTGTCCGACGGTCGCTGACCGATAGGCATGGAACCCCTGCAGAGCCTGCTGGTTTTGGGGCGACAGCGGCGCGCCCATTTTTTCCGATGCTGCCTTGAACAGCATATCGAGCTGCGTGCCGGCCTGCTGAAAGCTCGGATTGAACTGCCGTTCGATCTCCTTCAGGCGGCCAAGCTGGTTGGTGAGGTTGATGCGTGTTTTGTCCAGCTCCGTGCGCGCGGTCTTGTCGAGGCCAGAGCCAATGGCCTCCTCGATCATCTTGGCTGCGGCCGTGTTGCCCTTGCGAGCGTAGTTGAACGCCAGAGCTTTTGCTGTATCGACATCAACCTTGCCGTACCCCGGCAAATCGACCATGTCGCGCTGTGGAGCCGTTTGCGGCGGCACCTGGGGCATCGGCTGAGGCGCGCCCTGAGCCTGCGCCTGAATGAAATTGGGATCAGCTTGCTGCTCAACCGGAGCGCTCTGGGGGCGAATGTTTGGATCGGGCATCGACGCTGCTGGGCCGCCCGCGGGCGGTAGTGCCGGCAACTGCGCAGCCGGCGGTTGGCCCGGGGTCCCACCCGCGCCCTGCTTCAACCTTTCGCGCAACATAAGCTCAAAGGGATCGTTGGCGCGCTGCCGCTGTTCCTCGACCTGCAGCCTCAAGCGTTCCTGCTCAAGCGGGAACATCTGTTTGCGGGATTCAATTTGCTCTTGCAGCTGCTTGTTGCCCAACTCGATCTGCTGACGCCGCAGCGCTGCATCCGGTGACGTCTGGTCAAGCTGATGCTGCAGATACCGCCCCGCCAAAGCGCCGCCCTGGTCCGCGGCCCACGGGTTTGCAAGCATGCCGCCGATGTTGCCTTTGATGTCCTTGCCCTGCAGCGCCTGCGCCAGCAGCATGTTGGCCGACGCTCGACCCTCCTTCTCGCCCTGATTGGCTTGGTCCTGCCACGCGGACCCGACGCCTGACTGCAGCACGCTGCCCAGCATCTGTGTCCAATGGCGCATGCCATCGGTGTCCATGCCGGCACGCTGAAGCATCGCGCCTTGCTGCCGGCCAGACCGGACTTGGTCAGGCGTCATGCCGGCGTAGGGTGTGTAGCTAAACACCATCAGTTGCCCCCGACCTTAAAGCCCATGGTGACCGGCGACGCACTGTAATTGTAACCCTCTTCCGCATACGGGTTGGTGTAATTCGCCGGCAGGCCATTGCCACCACCGCCACCGCTGAACATCTTGCCAAGCCCCGACCCGATCCCCGACCCGATTGCACCCGCAAGCGACGTGCCGCCAGTCATCGGCGCCATCAGCACTGAGCCCGCAATTTTGGCCAAGCCGCCCAGCATGGCGCTGTGGTTTTGCATTTGCGCGTTGTAGTTCTGGAACTCCTGGTTCTTGGCTAGGTTCGACAGCCCCGGCACGTCCACGTTAGCTACGTTGACGCCCTGCGGATTGACGTATTCCGGCGTCAGCACTTTGTTGCCGAACTGCATGCCCGGCTGATACTCGTTCATTTGCTGCGCGCGGTTCTGCAGACCCTGGTTAAACATCTGCCCCTGTAGCCCGGTCACAAGGTTGTTTCGCGCCTCGTTCGCCTGCAGCGCAACGTCCGCCATCTGAGAGCGGTAGGCTTCCGACTGCGGATCAAAACCTTGATTAGCGAGCCGATTGCGGGCGGCATCCTCAGCCCGCTGCAACCGCGGCTCCATGTTGGCACTGGCATAGCCGTAGGCTCGATCGAACGCCGCGTTGCTTGACATATCCGGCCGGTTGTCAACTGCGTCGAAATACTTCTGCCCCAACCCGGACAGCCCCGACGCATAGTCCTGACCCATCTGGCCCAGCGTCTGGTTGGCAGAGAAGATCGGATTGCCCTGCGCGTCGGTCCCAGTCTGCTGATAATCGAGCCGGTTGCCGAACGGGTCCGATTGATTGACGCGGTTGAACGCAGCCTGCTGAAACGCATTGCCTGTGTTCTGCGTGCGCGCCTGCTGCGACACCGAGCCCACGTCAAGCGGCGCGGGCGGCTTCGGCTGTCTGAAAAGTGATCCCATGAGCCCTGATCCACCTGCAGTCGTCTGCCATCATGGCGTACCTCAACGCGTCGACGCCCACGTCGTAGTAATCCTTTGCCACGCCATCAAACTTGAACCCCATCTTCGGGGCACCACGCTTGATCGTCTTGTTGCTGCGCGTCGTCGCGATCTGAAGCCGCCGCACGCCACACTCGAGAAAGCACCAGCGAAAGAACCCTCGCATCACACCGTGAGTCAGCGCGAGCGGCGCATAGAGCGTGAGGTCCGCCGTCGTCGGCGTGTGGAACGCGAGCACAAAACCGCCCCGCAGCACGCCATTGTCATCAATGATGCCGAGCGCCGCGTGCGGAAACACACAGCGGCCGTCCATCCTTGCTTCAACCCACTGCGCCACCGTCCGGTCATGCCCGCGCAGCACCTTCACAGGTAGCCGCCCGGCTCAGCCAGCACGACAAACCCGTTGATGCGTAGCGTCTGATCACTGGCGCCTTGCGAGCCCCACAGGCTTGAGCCCCACAAGCTCACGCCCCACGCCGAACCACCCGACAGAATGCCGGTCTGCGCGTAAAACTTGATCGAGCCAAACCGACCAATCGCGGGCGTGCTGATCCAGTCGTTGACCTGGCTGCCCTCGTTTGGCCACGTCGACTGATCCCACACCGCGCCGTCCCATGACGCCGTGACGCTGGCGGCTGAGTTGCTCGACTGAACCGACAGAACCGACGTCTCGGAGAAATCGGTGCTCATGCCAAGGCGGGGCCGAAGCGAGCCGCTTGCCGTCGTCAGGCTCTGCAGCATTGAGAAACGTTTGTTCGTGCCGGCATTCCCGAACGGCTGGTAGGCTGTCTGCCCGATCGCCGTGATCGGCCTGTCGATGTCGGCCGAGCCTGTGTCTGCGCGGTACACGCATCCATCCGCCGAGCCGGCAAAGTACAGGTTATCGTTGAACACGACCCATGCGTTGGCGTTGTGTGCATCGAACTCGCACCACGCACCTGTAAGCGTGTTCATGACATACTGCTTGGCCGACACGGTCTCCGCTGTGGGCACGTTCAGGATCAGCCGCGTGCCTTTGGCGTATGTGCACAGTTCCCAGCCGAACAGTGCCCCGTACAGGCGCGCCGCCTCGTTGATCGCGTTTGAGATGTTCTCCGTGATCGCCCGGCGACCAGCTTGCGAGCTGTCGAGGCTCAAGATCTGCGATAGCGGGAACACGCCCTCGAGCGTGACCAGCAGGACGTCTGCGCCGTAGGTGTGGAAGCACCGCCGACCGATCGGGGTTGGCACATCGAACACGCCAACCAAGCCCCACGTGGTAGTGCTGGCAGGATCTGTCCCCTGGTACACCGCCACCTGTCCACGCGAGGATAAAAACACCGCGTAGTCATCCGAGCCCGATCCGCCGTCACGCGTCCATGTGGCCATGCCGACGAGGTGGCCGCCCTTCTTAAAGTTAGCGCCAAGATTGAACTCGGTCGCTGCGCCGGCCACTGCGTCAGTCGCCAGATACGCCGCCTTCGTCGAGTCCTTGAGCGTGAACCACAACCGCTTTTTGTGCACGTTCACATGGATCACGTCGGAGGCCGTGATGCCCGTGATGGACGGCGTTGCCCAACTCGTTCCGTTGTAGTGCCGCGGCGCGTCCGTGCCGTTCACGATGAACAGGAACGCGCCGGCCGCGGTCGTCATGTTGACCCACTGCCAGCGGTTGCCATTGAGGCTCGTCACGGCCGACGTTGCCGCCGCGCTTGCCGTGACGTCCCAAATCTTGCCGCCGCCAGCCGCAAACATCTTGGACGACGCAGGTCCCTGCCAGATCATGACGCTTTCAACGGGCGTCGTGTCGGACTCGATGTCCCACGAGTGATACCGATAGCCGCGCCTCACCTCGACGTAGCCCGGCTGCGGAAACCAGTTTTTCAGCTGCACCGCGCGCTTGACGCTCATAGCCGCGAGCGCGGACGATGCGTCGTAGCCCTCGACCGGCGCCGGCACGATGGCCGGGCGAACCACAGCCTTCTGCTTGGGGTTGGGCCGAAACGGCTGGAGCATCAAAGATCCCAGTTGCCGTCAGGGGGTAGAGCCCGCGGCGCCCGGCGCAGATCAGCGGGTCCGCCCATCATGATGGTGGGCGCGGCCCCATCGCGATCGACGCGCCGCTTGACGGCCAGCTCGTAGCTACGGAACGCCTCCGAATAGTCAAACCCCTTGGCCCGCTGAAACCGCCACACCAGACCGAGCGTCATCACCTCCTCGCTCAGCACGGATATATCGGTATCCGCGTTGAACTCCTCCTGTGTTGCGCCGGAGCCGGCGGCCGTGCCAGCCCAATACAGCGACACGTACTCGTACGCATAAAGGTCGCCAGCCTTTGGCGTCGGTGTGATGAGCATGTCGTTGCCGCGGATGCGGAACGCCTCGACCACGTTCGGCGCCACGGTCGCCTGGATCGCCTGCCAGTCCTGCGACGAAATCGGCCCCGTGATGTAGTTGTCGCGCGTGCGGTTCCAGAATGAGCCATTGACCATGCGATCGAAGTCGTCAGGAATTGCGCCCGACTGCACAGCGGTGGCCGTGGCGGTGAAGGTCTTTTCCTTCACCAGCCGCTGCCAAGGATGGCGGTTGGCCAGCTCCTTGCCTTCCTGCTGGGCAAGGCCGAGCATCTGCAGAACGGTCGTGTCGGACGAGCCGACAACCAGCGTCGGAACCGGGACGCCCAACCGCTTGGCTGCGTTCTGGCAGATGGTCAGCAGGCTCACGCAGCCGCCTCCGTCTCAGCCTTGGGCGGGCGTCCGCGGCGCTTGGGGCGCTCGGAGCCGTCCGGCTCCAAATCGTCGGTATCCTTGGCGCTCTGCGCGAGCACGATCTGGCGCATTTCCTCGAGCTGGCTTCGCAGGTCTTCCACCTCGGCGTCGCGCTTGGCCATCTCGGCTGCCATGGCGGATTGATCGCGCGCAGCCAGGAACCGCACGGCATTTTCCTTGATCATGCGGCTGCCGGGCAGCGGCACGCGATCCACGACGCTGTCCGCGCTCTGCGCGATGTCCTCGACACTCTTGAGCCCGAAGTTGCGCAAAACCTCCGCTTGCTCGGGCGTAATGCCAGGCCATGCCGCCAGCGGCGTTCCGGTGGTCGGCATCTCCTGGCCGCTTTTCCAGCGCTCGTACGCCGTTTTGATTGCATCCCAGCGGTCGCGCGCCATCTGGCCGGCGATGTCCTCGCTGCTGACGTCCGCGCGCACGCGCGACAGCTCCGACACCCGAGCCACTACGGTTGCGCGCTGCGCCATGCCGGGCGCACAGTATTCAACCATGTCGACGGGCAGAATCGTCCCGTCCGGCCGCTTGGGGTATGCGGTCCAAAACTTGATGATGCGGATGTTGATCTTCGCCGACATCTGATGTCCTCAAAGGTTGGGGCGGGAGCCAATCCCCCGCCCCATTGCCTCGGTTAGAGCGTCACGCTGATGATGGGCCAGTTCAGGATGCCGGCGGCCGAGCCGTTGGTGCCGCCGCGCGCCGTGGTGAGAAAGATACCCTCGACCTGCATCGCGCCGGTGGTGCCATCGTCATCCAGAGACCCGGCAGTGCCCGTGGTGTTGAGGCGCACGTTGGCCGCGCACGATGCCAGCACGTTCATGGTGCAGGCACCGTAAATTTGCACCCATCCATATTCGCCTGACGCGAATGCGAAGGGCGCAACCGCGGCACGGTCGCCGCGAGCATCGTTGGACAGCGACAGCGGCGCCACGACGCCCGAGTGCGTCTCGTCGAACGTGATGACGTCGAACTGCGCGATTGCCGCCGTGGCCCTGACGAAGATGTACGTCTTGCCGTTGTGGTCGGTGATGACGTCACCGAGGCCAAACATCCGCCCGTCCGTAGTGGACGAGAACGGATTGGTGAGGTGCCACCCCGTGGTTGCACTGGTCATGAGCTGTGATCTCCGTGATTACGTCAGGTCGTGGATGCGGCCCTGCAGGGACCGGTTCGTGCACACCATCTGGCCCATCCAGTAGATGGGCACCAGAACGGCGTCCTGGTTGGTCGGCACCTTCTCGTCGTCTTCCGTCCACTTCGCGTCCTCGTGCTCGATGAGATAGAGGTAGTTGGTGTTGAGGAAGTAGCCGAGTTCAGCCGTGGTGCCGTAGTTCGTGTTATCGTCGAAAATCACCGACGACGTCTTGTATTTCAGCGCCTCAAATCCGGCCGACGCCATCTTGGAATCGCTGTAGCGCTGCAGGTCCTGCAGGCCGCCCTCGTAGATCGAGTACAGATCGTGCGAAAACACGATCAAGTCAGGCTTGTCGTTGCCGCGCGTCTGCGACAGCCACTGCGTGTTCATGGCCGACTTCAGGTTGGCGAACGTGATCGCCGAGCCACCACCAGCCGCGATCTCGCCGAACTTGTTGCGCCAGAACGTGTAGGTGCTGGCATTGATGCCGCCGACCGTGCCCGTGCCATCCGCTGTGATGATCTGAGCCAGACCGCCAATCTGGTTCGACAGCGCGCCGTCGGAGTAGATGTCGACGCTCATGTTGTTGGCGGCCGTCGCCATGGCGACGTCGGTGCGCGCCTTGACGAGCTTGATCATCGCCTCCTCGGAGCTGTTCATGCGCAGCTCGCGACCCGATGCCGTGACGTGCAACGCCGACTGCGCCCAGTCGTACTTGGCGGCGCTCAGCACATCAGAGGCGCCGATGTTCAGCGTATCGTAGCCCGAGTAACGCTGATACGTCGCGTTCTCGGCGTAGCTGAGCGGCCGACTGATCTCGTAGCCGCCGCCTTCGGTCTGGATGTTGCCACGCTCCTTGAGGACCGTGAGCAAGCCGTTGTTGCGGGTGACGTTGTCGACGACCTTCTTGTGCTGGTTGCGCATGGTCGTCGTGACCATTTCGGTGAAGGTTGCATTCGGAGATGGCATTGGGTGCTATCCTTAGTTTGCGTGGTTGCGCCGCCAGATCGCGCGCAGATCGTCATCAAGTGACGCGCGCGCAGCCGCCGGCATCGTGCTTCCGTTGACGTTAATCGCGCCGGCCCGTCTGGCTTGGCTGGCGGCTTTCTTGGCCGCATCCAGGCGCTTGGCTTCGGCTTCCGCCTGCTGCTCAGCCAACAGCTTCTGCCGCGTGGCGGGGTTTGCCCACCTGGCGCGGTCATAGGCCTGCTGGATCACGTCCTGCGGGGGAAGGTCGGGGTTCTCGGCCTGCACCTGACGAATGGAAAACGCCATCGTCTGTGCGCCGATCTCCGACCAGTCCGCCTTCGTGGCAGCAAAGTCGTCGATCATCTTGACGTAATGGTTGAGCTGGGACTGTTGCTCGGCCTGCTCGCGGCCGATGACCTTGTGCCCGATCTGATCCAGCTGCTGCTTCAACGCCACGATTTCAGCTTGGAGAGCGTG